CTACACTTCTTTTTTTCGTTTCATGGTATAAATAAGTGTGGATGCCTTCGGGGTCCACACAATCAAATCTCGCTTTCAAAGGAGAAGTACAGATGACTAACATTCAGAAATATAATGCTGCCGATTTGGATCAGTTGATGGATAAGATTGCCAGAAATTCTATTGGTATGGATGATTATTTTAATAGGATTTTTAGTGTATCTACACAAAACTATCCACCATACAATGTTATTCAGGTAAATAGTACTGAAACAAGACTAGAAATTGCACTAGCAGGATTTAAGAGGGAACAGGTTCATGCTTACACCGAGTATGGAAAACTTTTTATCAGGGGGGAAAAAGAAACATCTGATGAAGAGGGAACGTTTATCCACAAGGGATTGGCTCAAAGAAACTTTGAAAGAGCCTGGACCCTCGCTGAAGACACAGAAGTCTCCAACGTCGTATTTGAAGACGGACTTTTATCAATCACTCTGAAAAAGATTGTTCCAGAACATCATCAACGTAAAGATTATATCTAAATAAAATTGAATATCGTCGCCGCAGGGGACTACTGGCAAAATCCAGTAGACACCCCTATTTTTTTGTGTTAAAATCTAAGAGAGGTATTGTAAGAAAATGACTGTAAAACTTTTGCTACTGAAATCTGGTGAAGATGTTATCGCCGAAGTCAAAGAGATGTGTGTTGGTGATAGGGAGAAACCACAAGTTGTTGGATACTTTCTTAAATATCCTTGTCGGGTAAAATTGATTGGGGAGGAAACTCAAAACGGTAAACCAAAGTTCAAAATGCAACTTACTCCATGGATGCCTTTGAGTAAGGATGAAATGATTCCTGTTGTTGCTGACTGGGTAGTTACTGTTACTGAACCAATTGATGAACTGAAAGAAGTATTTGAAAAAGGAGTAGAAAAAAATGAAACTAGAAAATCTGAAACTATTATCATTGAAGGATCAGAAACTGATTCTGACTCAGATTGAAGAAGTGTCTGCAGAACTTGGTGAACCAGACTGTAAACTGATTGAACCTTTTGTTCTGAATCCTAGTACTATGGAATTAACTCCATGGTTCATCAATCTCACAAATCAGAATGAGTTCATGATTCACTCTGACAACATTTTGACAATTATGGAACCAAACGGTAAACTAAAGGTTAAATACGAGGAACTGTTGACGGAATGAATTTCTATACGAACATCCAGATGATTGGAAATCAGTTCCTTGTTCGTGGTTATGAGGATGGTAAAAGAGTTCAATATCGTGATGATAATTATCGACCTACTTTATTTGTGAAGGCCAATTCTCCTACAGAGTACAAAACACTGGAAGGTGAATATGTTGAAGCTATTCAACCTGGAACAGTAAAAGATTGTAGAGAGTTCTACAAGAAGTACGAAGAGATTGAGAACTTCAAAATCTACGGAAATGAGAGATATATCTACCAATATATCTCTGATAAGTATCCTCAAGATGAGATCAAGTTTGACATCAAGAAGATGAAACTTGTGACCATCGATATTGAGGTTAAGTCTGAAGAAGGGTTCCCTGACCCCGAACATTGTTCTGAGGAGATGTTGACCATCTCCCTACAGGACTATACGACAAAGAGAATTTTCACCTGGGGTAGGAAACCTTATACACCCACACAGGATAATGTCACATACTTCTACTACCCGAATGAAGCAGATATGCTTTATTCGTTTATTGACTTTTGGATGAGTGACTATCCTGATGTTGTGACTGGTTGGAACACCCGTCTGTATGACATCCCGTATATCTGTGGAAGGATCGATAGGGTTCTGGGTGAGAGGGCCCTTAGGAACCTGTCTCCATGGGGTCTGGCGACCAAGAAAGAGATCTATATCAACGGTCGCATGTTCTATGTGTATGACATTGGTGGTATCACTGACCTAGACTATCTGGAGTTGTATAAGAAGTTCACCTACACAAACCGTGAGAGTTATCGACTGGACTTCATTGCAGAGGTTGAACTTGGTCAGAAGAAACTTGACCACTCTGAGTTTGATACGTTCAAAGAATTCTATGACGGAAACTGGAAAAAGTTTGTAGACTACAACATCGTTGACGTGGAACTTGTTGACCGTATGGAAGACAAGATGAAACTGATTGAGTTGGTTATTACCATGGCCTTTGACGGTAAGGTGAACTTTGGTGATCCGATGTATCAGGTGAGGTTGTGGGATACCATTATCTACAACTATCTGAAGAAGAGAAACATTGTTGTTCCTCCAAAGGTAAACACTGATAAGAGTGATAAGTTTGCTGGTGCTTATGTTAAAGAACCAAAACCAGGTGTGTATGACTGGGTTGTGAGTTTTGACTTGAACTCTCTGTATCCTCACCTGATTATGCAGTACAATATCTCACCAGAAACTCTTCTGGAGGAGAAACATCCATCTGTCACTATTCAAAAGATTCTTGATGAGAAGATTGAATTTGAAATGTATAGTGATTACGCGGTCTGTGCGAATGGAGCAATGTATCGTAAAGATATCAAGGGTTTCCTTCCTGAGTTGATGGAGAAGATGTATGCTGAACGTAAGGCTTTTAAAAATGAGATGTTGAAGTCCAAACAGAAACTTGTGGACATTGAATCTAAACTGAAGACCAATAAGGATACTGCTCTTTATAAACTTAAGGCACAGACTATCAAAGACATTGCAAAGTTCAACAACTTTCAGATGGTGAGAAAGATCTGTTTGAACTCTGCATATGGTGCAATTGGTAATGCATACTTTAGGTATTTTAAACTTGCCAATGCAGAAGCGATTACTATGTCTGGTCAGACATCTATTCGTTGGATTGAAAACCGTATGAATGGATACCTAAATAATCTACTCTCTACCGAAGATGTAGATTATGTCATCGCATCAGACACTGATTCGATCTATCTTAACTTTGGACCTGTTGTTACTAAATTTCTTGGTGATAAAGTTAGCGATACGAGCAAGATTGTTTCTATCATCGATAAAGTATGTCAGGAGAAGTTGGAACCGTTTATTGACACGTCTTATAAGAACCTGGCGACGTATGTGAATGCATATGACCAGAAGATGCAGATGAAACGTGAGAACATTGCTGACCGTGGAATCTGGACTGCGAAGAAGAGATACATTCTGAATGTGTGGGATAGTGAGGGTGTTCGATACGAAGAACCCAAACTTAAGATTATGGGTATTGAGGCTGTCAAGTCATCAACCCCTGCACCATGTAGGAGTATGATTAAGGATGCACTCAAACTGATGATGAGTGGAACTGAGGATGAAGTGATTGACTTTATCGATCACTGTAGAAGTAACTTCAAGAAACTTCCTATTGAAGATATTTCTTTTCCAAGATCTGTTTCTAATGTTGATAAGTACAAAGCAAATTCTACAATTTATACAAAGGGAACTCCTATTCATTCCCGTGGTGCTCTTCTTTATAATCACTACATCAAAGAAAAGAACCTGACTAATAAATACTCCGCTATCAATAATGGGGAGAAGATCAAGTTCTGTTACCTTAAAAAACCAAATCCCATTCATGAAAATGTGATGTCATTCATCTCAGAGTTCCCACCTGAGTTTGGACTTGACCAATTTGTAGACTATGATTTACAATTTGAGAAGTCTTTCCTGGAACCTCTGAAAGTCATTCTTGATGCGATTGGATGGAATGTGGAGAAAACTGTAAACTTAGAATCATTTTTTGGATAATGGACTGGGGCCTCTCTTGACAAATCTGGCAAAGTATGGTATAATGCGGCAGCAACTGGTCGGGGGCGATGGGTTGTGTAAGTCCGCATTTTATGGTATAATAAATACTATACCCCCGACAATAGAATTATGCCGATTAAACATAGACAAACCAACTCACCTACGTGGGTTAGTTGGTCAGCAATGGTTGCCAGATACAAGTGGAGACCTGAATATAATAAGAGAGGAATATATGAAGGTTGGATTGGAGACAATGGATATCTGACCTTTCTATCTGATATGGGTGAACGTCCAGAGGGATATAGTATTGAGAGAATAGATAACAATGTAGGTTATTATCCTGATAACTGTAAATGGGCTTCTATGAAGGAGCAAGAAAATAACAGAG